ACGACTCGACGCTGCGGCGCCTCGACCTCGCCCTGCAGTGGCCGGTCGGCACCGCCGAGGCGTGGCTCGCGGGCCGCGCCGGCATCGTGGCGCAGACGCCGGCGACGTTGGACCGCTCAGCGATCGCCGCGGTCGTGCCGATGGTGATCGAGGCGCTGCAGGCTCAGAGCGACGTGAGCCTGTCGACGATGGCCTATCTGGCTCAGCTCCCCGAGCCGGTGCGGCGGTCCTTCGAGACGTTGATCGCTCAGGTCGCCGAAGCGCTCGCCGCCAGCTGATCCGCGGGCCGCCATCCACGACGCCCCTGCAGCGTCACTTCATCCGCCGATCGCGTGACGGGTGGGCGTAGAGGGGCTCGAACCCCCGACCTCCGGCGTGTCATGCCGACGCTCTAACCAACTGAGCTATACGCCCGTCGCGGCCCGCGAGATTACCGCCACGCTGGTGGGAGTCCACCACGTACCGGCATTCAGGCCCCGTCGGCGACGCGCAGGTGGCGGCGACCGCGCTTGGCCTTGGCCTCTTCGATGGCCTGGCGGCTCTCGACGAGCTTGCTGTAGCGGCCGAGCTGGCGGCCGTCCTGCTTCCAGCCCTTGAGCACCTGGATGGTGCGCGGCGTGAGCCCGTCGTCGATGTCGTTGATCGTCGAGGCGCGCCGGAACGAGTGCGCCGGCGCGTGCAGCGGTCCGGGCAGGCCGCGCTGGGTGCGGGTGGCGAGCTCGGCGCGCCGGTGCAGCATCAGGTAGATGCTGTTGGGCGCGAGGGCCCGACGACGCCGGGACCCCTTGACGTAGCCGATCGACTCGAACAGCGGGCCGTCGTGCTCGCCGCGGTCGTGGACATAGCGGGTCAGCGCCTCGAAGGCCTCGTCGCCGATCGGGATGTCGCGCGAGCGCGTCGACGTGCGCCCCTTGGTCCGCACGAGGTGGATCGTGCCGGCGTCCCAGTCGACGTGGCGGTACTCGATGCGGGTGACCTCGGCGCGGCGCATCCCGCTGTCCCACATCAGGGCGATGATGGCGGCGTCGCGCCGGTCGCAGGCCCGCCGGGCCCCGGCCTGGGTGGCGCGGCCGCGGGTGGTGGCGAGCAAAGCGCGGTAGGCCCACTCCTCGATCACCGGGGTGCGGTCGGGGTCCGGATCCTCGCCCTTGATCGGCTCGACCCGACGGGCCGGGTTGTGGTCGAGGTAGGCGTCGTCGCCTCCGCAGGCCCAGGCGTAGAAGGCGCGCAGCTGGCGGCGATCGACGATGGCGGTGTTCGGGCTGACCCGCTCGAGCCGCTCGGCGAGGTACTCGGTGAGGTCGTCGGTGGTTGCGTCGGCGAGGCTGCTGCCCCGCTCGCGCAGCCAGGCCTCGGCCTTGTTGAGGGCGCTGAGGGCGTTGTAGACGTTGTCGGGGCTCCAGGTCAGACGCTTGGCGTTGGCGAAGCTGCGGATCAACGGCGTCACCGGCTGCTGGTTCGTGCGGGGCATTGTGCTCTCGGTTTCATGGTGGAACGGGGCTCTGCACGACGACGTGCAAAACTGGATCCCCGAGGCCTTCCATGCCCCCCGGATGCACTTCACCCCAGCGTGTGGGGCATTTTCGGGCCAGATCGCGGGCTCAGTTCTACACGTCTTCGTGTCATGGACAGTTGGTCCAGAACCCCAACATAGCTCGCATAACCAACATTCTTGGCGCGTCACCCCAGGAAACGCCCGTGGTATCTTGGGTTCGCGGCCGAAGGTGGCGCGCAGATCTGGGGTTCCGGCGATGAACTACGACGACGGCAGTACGTGGGACGACGACGGCCTCTACGACGTGTCGTTCCCAGAGTTCTACGTGCCGGGGTCCAACCCCGGTGGGCTCGTCGCCACGCTCATGTTCGCCGGCGGTCACCTCGAGGTGTGGAAGATCATCACCAACGGTGACCTGGACGATGCGCTCGCCCACTGGCAAGACGTCGACGGCGCCGGACTCGGGGTGTACTTCGCTCTGTACGACGGCGAGTCGGGCGCCGTGTGGCGGGGATTCGAGCAGGGCGGCATCGTGGTCGGCTACTCCGGGCCGGGCGGTAAGGCGCTGGTCAGTCTGCGATGAGTGAGCAGCCCGCAGCGACGTTGACAGCGAAGGGCGTCAACGTGGTCGTCACGTTCGACGGCCGGATGGTGACGATCGTGCGCCGCAAGATGACACGCTCGACGGAGAAGCGGATTCCGGTGAGTTCGATCACGTCGGTCGAGTGGCGGCAGCCCGGGGTGAGGCCTGGTCGGATCGGATTCAGCATCAAGGGCGGCGACGATGAGCACGAGGCGTCGTTCGTGAAGAAGTCGGTCGCCGAGTTCGAGGCGTTGCGCGACGCCGTCGAGGCCGCGATTGGCTGAGGTGCGCTCATGGCTGACCCGACTGCTGAGCCTCCGTCGGCGCTATCGCTGACGTGGCCGCCGCTCCCGCCGGAAGACGTCGTCGAGGATGGTCGTGTCGTCCTCGCGCTGTGTGTCGACCCGAGGTGCTCTGCCTGTCCGTCGTTCGCCTACCACTGGCACTCGACGTCCGGCGATGAGTGACGTGGAAGCTGCAGTTACCGCTCGGTCTCGGGGTCGTCGCCGCGCCGGCGTCGTAGCGGGCGGATCTCTCCGCCGAACATGATGGCGACGGCGCGCACGATGCGGATCGTGGCGATGGTGGCGAGCGCGGCGCCGAGGATGAAGGCGCCGGCGACGGTGAGGTTGTCCCAGTCGATGGCGGCGACCACGGGGCGCTCAGAGGATCTTGATGGCGATGAGCACCGCCATCACGGCGGTCACGATGTTGGCGGCGGTGTTCACGATCGGGTGGTACTTCACGGCGGTTCCTCCTCGGGTGGCATGGCGGCGATCTCGTCGACGGTGTCCTGACGGGATCGCTCGACGGCACGCCCGCCGACGTAGCCGCCGAGCAACCCGATGATCCCGCCGAACCCGGCGATGATGACCTGGGTGGCGTTCTCCGACAGGCCGGGTGTGTCCGAGCGGACGGCGTCGTAGAGCACGGCGAGCATCAGCATGTTGAGCGCGATGACGAGCCCGGCGGCGAGGATCACGGCGACCGACTCGGCGCCGGCGCCGCGCCGCCGCGTCAGCGTGGCCCCTGCGCGGCGACCAGCTCGTCGACCTCGGCCTGGCTGTAGACCACCGGCTCGGTGTTGCGGTACAGCCCCTGGTCGAAGCCGGCCTGCACCCAGTTCAGGCCGGGGATGGGGACACAAGCCGCCTCACTCCAGGCGTAGTAGGTGGGCTCGTCGGAGCCCTTGATGACGAGTGCTTGCACGGTGTCGCCTCCGTCCGTCGGTGGGTTGATGGGTCCGGGTCCGGGTGCGTAGCCGGCACCCGCGCGGGCGGCGCATTCGACGCGCATGTCGTCGAGGTGCCACGTGCCGGACGAGTTGGTCGAGCGCGGCTTCCACGACCCCTCGACGGCGGCTGCGGTCGCTGGGTCGATCTTCCTCGAGGTCCAGCCCGCTGCCCCTCCTCCGGCGCCGAGGGCGTGGGTGATGATGTCGGTCGGGAGGTTCCCGAAGCGGGCGTTGAGGGCGTTCGATGCCTGGAAGGCGGCGTTGACCTGGGCGACGGGCCAGCGCCCGCCGACCCCGTTGTTGGCGATCTCGATCTGGTAGCCGCGCGTGTTGCCGGAGTCGGCCGGGATCGTGCCGCGGCTGAAGCTCGACGGGCCGCCCTTGCCGGCGCAGTTCGAGGCGCCGGCGGCGATCGGCCAGCAGACCCCGTCGCGGTCGATGAGGAGGTTGCCGACCGGTGCGTCTGACGAGCCGTTGATCATGAACGACAGATCGTTCGCCGGCGACGTCGAGCTGGCGGTGTGGTGCCAGAAAACGCACAGCGGCGGCGACGGGAACCCGCCCGAGGAGCGGGCCCGCTTCTGCCAGCCGTTGGTCGTGCTCGACTCCTGGCACGTCACGCCGGCGGCGCGGAGCACGTCGAGCATGTCGGTGTAGTACAGGCCGCTCATGTCAGCGCCGTCCCTTCGCGCCGCAGAGTGGCGAGGACGTCGCGCACGAGGTCGATGGCGAGCTGCCGTTCCTCGTCGGTGAGGTCGTCCCACCTGTCGGCGGCGAGCGGGTCGAGGGCGTTGCGGACGTCTTGGAGGTGGTGGGCGCCGTCGATCGGGTCGGCGTCGTGGGCCGCTTCGTACGGCAGGAGATCGTCCATCAGGGCCTCGCCGACCGCCTGGTGGGCGGCCGGGAGGTCGGCCCACCACGCCGCGGCGGGGTCGAGGTGGGCGAGCTCGTCGTGGAGGATGCGGGCGACCTGGAACGCCTCGGCGTGCCCGGTGCCGTCGAAGGCGTCTTCGTCGTCGAAGTCGCCGAAGTCGTCGCTCATGTCGGGTCGGGCGGCAGGGCTTGGATGGCGGAGAGCAGCTCGGCGTCGGAGATCACCGATTCGTCGTTCCCGGGCCGGGGGATGCCGGCGGCGAGCGCCGAGGCGTAGTCGGCGGCGAAGCCGGGCGCGGCCGACAGCCGCCAGATGTGGTCGGCGGCCCACAGGGTGGCCTGGGTGCCGACCGGCACGAGCCCCTCGGTCGAGGCGGCCGCCGCGGTCCGGAGTGCGAAGTCGATGTCCTGTGCAAGCAGGGCTTGGTCTGAGTACGCCATGGAGGACTCCTTGTCGTCAGGGCAGGGTGGGTGATCGTCCGAGCCAGGTGGCGGACAGACGCAGGCCGATCGCCATCGCTGTCGGGTTCTGCTGCTGCGCCCAGAACGTGAGCGCCGAGCCGGCGGCGGCGCTGATGATCGCCGAGGTGCCGATGGACCATCCGACGGCTGGGTCGGAGCGCATGTTGGCCTGGCCGTGGCGGAGCGGGCCGGGGCTCTCGACCCAGCCGGAGGCGGCGCCGGCGCTGGCATGGGTGCCGAAGTCCCACACGAGGTCGAACGACCACAGGCCCGACCAGCCGGCGGGGATGACGATGTAGTTGGCGCCGATCATGGCGTTCGGGTCGGTGACCTCGACGAGGCCGGCGAACACGATGTTCACGGGTCCCCCGGGTGGGATGGCCATGGCGGGCTGGGCGAACCGGCAGTACGGCTTGACCTCGGTGGTCTGCAAGAGCGTGCCGCGCTGGTCGACGAGCGCCGAGCCCGATACCTGGGCGATGAGCAGCTCCCAGGTGCCGGTCGGGTTCTGTGTCGGCGTCGTGGCGCCGTCGCGGTAGAGCAGTTCGGCGGTGTTGGCGGCCGGGTCGAAGCGCACGACGACGATCCCGTTGGCGGTGACGGTGAGCACCTGCGAGCCGAGCAGCTCGCAGTAGTGCCCGTCGACCCACGCCGCGCCGGCCTGGACGGTGAGGTTCGGGAAGACGAGCGACGGGGCGAGCTCGCCGCCCTGGCCGGCGATCACACCGGAGCGCTGCCAGATGCGGCCCATCTTGCGCCAGCGAGCCTCGGTGGCGACCGAGCCGTCGCTGGCGTCGGTCGGCCAGACGTTCATGGCGACCATCTCGTCACACCCTCTCCAGTTGTCGGACTCGCCGGTCGAGGCCGGCGAGCGAGCGGAACAGCGCGAGATCGCCGGCTGGCCTGCCGACCGAGGGGATCACGGTGGCGCCGGCGTCGTCGAGCGTGACGTGGATCTCTCGCACCTGGTCGACGACGGTGAGCCCGCCGGCCTTGACGGTGACGACGTCGCCGAGCGACCAGTCACGTCCGAAGGCTTGGCCCTCGGTGTCGAGCGGGGTGAACACGACCGTGGTCGGGATCACGCCCGCCGCGATCGCCTCGGTGGCGGCCTTGTCCAGCTCGGCGATGTCGGTGGTGTCGCGGCGATCCTCGAACGTCTCGACGAGACCCCACGTCGAGATCGAGCCGGCGTCGCTCGCCTCACGGATGAGTCGAGCAGCTCCGACGCCGCCGCCGGCGGTGACGACCTTGTTGGCGGTCGCCGCCTCGGCGGTCATCGTCCAGGCGGCGAGCGTCTCCAGCCCGGCCGAGAACACGACGCCGCGGTCAGCCGCCGGCGCGCACTCGAACACGAGGTCTCGCACGTCGAACAGCAGCCCGTAGGGGCGCGCCGTGTCCTGGCACAGCGTGAGGAGGTTCTGCCAGCGCGCCGACACCGTGATCGTCGGGCCCGCCGGCGCCGGGACGGGCACGAGCAGCCCTGGCACCTGGCGCGCGGCGACCGAGCTCGGGCCGGCGTTGACTCGCACCAGCTCGGCGAGCACGGCGGCGACGTTCCCCGTGTGAACGTCGTAGGCGGTCGTCGAGTACGGCGGCGCCGCGGTGCCGGGCTCCGGGTGGGCGTTGCGCCGGCGCAGCCAGATGGTGTCGTCGACGCCTGACACCTGGAGCGTGTCGCCGTCGATGTCGACGGTTCGCTCCAGGTGCGAGACCGGGCCCGAGCGCCACACCTCGGCGTCGAGCACGACCTCCAGCCGGGCGAACGTGTCGGTGGTGAAGATCCGCCCGGCGTCGGTGTCGGTCGGCAGCGTGACTTGCCACGTCGACACGTCGTTGGCGCGCCCGATGATCTCGGCCGTCTCGTAGGGGTCGACCACGCACTGGCGGGTGCCGACCCGGTCGGTGACGAACAGCTCCCAGCTCATGCGGCGAGCCACCTGTTGCGCCAGGTGAAGTCGACCGCGCTGGCGCTCGTGCCGGAGGCGAAGCCGATGGCGATGCGGTTGGGCCCCGGCACGAGCGGCCACAGCTGTGAGTCGTCGTCGAGCCGGCCGAACACGTTGACGCCGTCGAGCCGCGCGCTCTTGTGCCCCGGCCGGTGATCGACGACGAGCGTCGAGCCGGCGTCGATCGAGCCCGTGAGATGCCAGGACTGCCCGGTGGTCTGGTTCTCGACGTCGAGGTCGGTGCCGGGGCCGGTCGTCGTGATGATCGGCCAGGCGTTGACGTCGCCGGGGTTCGTGATCGTGACCGCGGCGAAGATGTCCGAGGCGCCGAGGATGAGCGGCTGGGCGGCCCACGAGCCGGCGAACGGGAACCACTTGAACGCCTTCGAGTTGATGTCGGCGCGCACCGACGACTCGCTGGCGTCCTGCCAGTACGGGTCAGCGGCGCGGAAGGCGAGCGTGGTGAGCCCGAGCTGCTCGTAGCCCTCTTCGGCCCAGTCGTCGAGCCCGGCCTCGTAGGCGCAGACGAGCTGCCGGCCGGCGTTGGCGCCCTGGACGACGGTGAGCGTGCCCTCGCCTCGCAGCGGGTCGAGCGCGCGGGCCCACCGGCGGGTCTCGACCCGGCCGGCGATGGCGCCGGGCACGACGACGGGGAGCGTCACGAGTCGCTCGCCGTGTCGGGCGTCGCGGAAGCGCCCGCCCTGGGACTGGGGGACTCGCACGGTGGTGATCGTCACCGGCGGCATCATCCGCGCCTTGGCCTCGGTGCGGGTCACGAAGCGGATCACGTCGCCGGCCGAGCTGCGCCACTCGTGCGTCTCGCAGTCGGCGTCGGGCACCCAGGCGTCGCTCACGTCACGCCCGCCATCAGCTCGAGGCGCCGGAAGCCGTAGGCGATGTCGCCGGCGTCGGCGGTGCGTGGGTAGATGTTGAGCACGTAGTGCCCGCCGCCCTCCTCGGCGACGATCGCTCGCAGCATGTCCTCGGGCGCCACGATCTCGGTGCCGGCCTCGCCGCCGATGAACAGGGTCGGGCTCGTGAGCACGCCGCCGCCGGCGAGCGTCGGGATGTTCGGGAAGTCGATCGTTGCGCCACCGAAGGTCTGCCCGCCGATGTGCACGGGGCCCATGTCGAAGCTCGGCAGCGTGAAGCTGGGGATGGTGAACCCGATGCGGTTCCAGGCGTTGATCACCCCGTTGATCGGCGACTTGATCGCATTCACGATCGACGACACGGCGTTGCGGATCCCGCCGATGACGTTGTCGATCGCCGAGGCCATGGCGTCGAACTTGTCCTTGACCCAGTTGTAGGCGCCGAGCGCCGCGTCCTTGATCGTGCCGAAGAACCCCGACACGGCGCTCGCCGCCGTGCTGAACGGCGCGCTGATGAGCCCCGAGAGCGACTGCCAGGTGCCGTTGAGCCAGTTCCACACGGCTTCGGCGGCGCCCTTGATCGAGTCCCAGTTGCGCTGCACGATCAGCACCGCGGTACCGATCGGGCCCGTGATGATCGCCAGCAGCAGCGGCCAGTTGTCGCGCACCCAGTTGAACGCCGTCATCACGGCGTTCTTGATCGTGTCCCAGTTGTTGACCACGATCGCCACCGCCGCCCCGATCGGCCCGGTGATGATCGTCAGGAGCAGCGGCCAGTTGTTGGTGATCCAGTCCCACACGAACCGCACAGCGGCGGTGATGGCGTCCCAGGCCGCCTCGGTGGCGGCGACGATCGTGTCCCAGTTGTTGATGATCAGGTAGGCGACGCCGGCGATCACGGCGGCGATCGCGATGAACGGAGCAGCCGCGGCGATCGTCGCCACCGCGGCCGCGGCTGCGCCGGCGGCCCACGAGATGAACAGCGGCAGCAGCACGGCGCCGACCCCGATGAGCGCGGCGATCACGACGCCCTTGTTGTCCATGATCCAGCCGAAGGAGGTCGAGAGCGCGGGCAGCAACGTGCCGGTGAGGAACGTCGCCAGCGTGCCGATCACGGGGAGCAGCGCCGAGCCGACCGTCTCCTGCAGCTCGCCCATGGCGATCTCGGCTGAGCGCATCTGACCCGCCGTCGACTCGGCCGCGGTGCTCGCCTGGCCCTTGAACGTGTCGGCGGCGTTCGCCATGATCTGGTCGAGCGTGAGCGCCTTGCCCGAGGCGTCCTTGGTGGCGATGCCGAGCTTGCCGAGCGCGCCGGTGTTCCCCTGGGCGGCCTTCATCATCGCCTCGGAGACGGTGTTGAGGTCCTTGCCGGTGCCGGCCGAGATGTCGGTGGCGATCGAGAGCGCCTCCTGCGCCTTCTGCGTGTCGCCGAACCCGCGCGCCAGGGTGGCGAGAGCCGGCCGCAGGTCGTCGTCGGCGATCGCCGCCGACTGCGAGAGCTTGGAGATGAACGACTCGGCGCCGGCGACCTGGGCGTCGGTGGCGCCGGTCGTCGACTTCAGCGCCTGAGCGAGCTTGGCCTGAGCCTCGGCGTCAGCCGCCGCCGCCTCCACCGACTTCTTGCCGAAGTCCACGACCTTGTCGACGACGAACGCGCCGCCGAGGGCGATGGCGGCGTTCTTGGCGAAGCTCGACATCTTGGTGCCGGCGTCGGAGGTCGCCTTGTCGACCTCGCTCGTCATCTTCGACGTGTCGGCGATGAACTTGGCGGTGATCGTGGGGCCCGTGGCCATCGCTCACCGCTTCCGCTTGGCGGCGCGCTCTCGTGCCTTGATCTCGTCGCGCATGTAGCCGACGAACGCCCGGTACTCGTCGTCGGTCATCTCGTAGGCCTCGCTCGGGCTCAGTCGCCAGAATCGGCAGAAGGAGGCAAGCTCGCGGAGCCGACGAGACTCGTAGGGTCCACGTCGAGCGCGCCCTCCTCGACCTGCACCGTCACCTCTTCGCAGTCGGCCCAGCGCAGACCGGGGAAGTCGCGGCGCAGCTTCATCCAGATCATCGTCTGGATACGATCGGCGCCCTCGGCGTCGGGCCCGCAGAGCAGGTCGTAGCTGCGGCCGGTCTCGGCCTTGAGTGCGCGCTGTGCGCCCGGCGACGGGATACGTCGAGCCTCGGCCGCGGTGATGTGCACTAGCTCGGGCAGCTCGGGGAGCAGCTCGCCGGGCTCGACCATCCGCCCCTCGATCGTGGCGACGTCGCCGTTCAGACCGCGGTCGTCCATGAGAACCTCCGAACGCTCTCGTCGGCGGCGTCGCCGGCGACCTGTGCGAACTCGTCTTGGGCCTCCAGCGCGGTCGGGTAGACGTAGCGGCCGTCGGGGATATGCGGGCGACCGCGGCTACCGCCGAACTCGATCCAGGCGTCATATGGGACGCTGCCGTCGTAGCCGACGCTGGTGCCCTCGTCGTCGCTGTCGGACATCACCGAGCCGGCGAGCTGCCCCGTCAGGTGCGGGACCCGACCCGAGACCATGTCGGCGACACGCCGCGCGAACGGCTCAGCCGCCTTGGCGACCGCCGGCCCGAGCTGGTCGGCCCACCGGCGCATGTCGGCCATCGCCGCCTCGTCGCCGACGAACGTGACCTCGGCGGCCATCAGACTCCGGCCGTCTCGGGCTCGGGCTCGACCTCGTCGCCCTCGGCGAGCACGCCGGCGCCAGGCGTGATGTTCGTGATCGGCACGAGCGTCCAGCCGACGATCGACCACTCCAGGTCGAAGCTGGAGGAGTCGCCGACGTCGCCCGACAGCGGCGTGAACGGCTGCGGGATGAGCTGACCGGTGTACTCGGGGTTCGTCGCCGAGATCGGCTGGTTGCTGTTGGGCAGCACGGCGAAGTCCACCGGGACCGCCGCCTCGACCGCGGCGGTCAGCACGGCGTTCGTGCCGGCCGGGTCGAAGGAGTGGTACAGCGACGCCTTCAGGGTCCACTTGACGGTGCCGGGGTACTCCTTGATGCCGCAGCTGGTCTTGACCTCGACGGTCGACACGTCCGGTGTCATCTCGACGTGCGACAACAGGCACTTGAGCGACTGGCCGTCGATCGAGAGATCGGGCGAGTAGAGGATGACGGGCTCTGGTTCGGGCATCACGGCCCTCCTTGGATCGGGACTCGCAGCGTGATCCGCGCCGCGAGGTAGTTGACGTTGGCGATGGTGAACACGCGCGGCCCCGACACCGAGTCGAGCGGCCAGGCCCCGCCGTCGCTGGTAAGCCGGCCGAGCACGTACTCGACGAGCTGCTCCAGCGTCTCGACGCCGGCGCCCGGCACGAGCCGGCCCGCCACACAGGTGACGACGAGCCGGCCCGTGCGGAGGCAGACGGTGTCGGGTGTGAGCCACGGCTCGCCCCACCCGAGCATCAGGGCCGGCGGCTCGATCGAGTCGACGAGATCGACGAGCACCACCGGGTCCTCGTCGTCGATCGGGTCGAGCGCGGCGGCGAGCTTGGCGCGGGCGTCGAGCAGGTTCACGCCAGGCCCCACTGCTGCTTGAACGGGATGATCGCGTCGGCGTGTCGCTCGAACCCGTCCTTGGGCGGTGTCAGCAGGCCGACCTGCTCGAACCCGGCCATGCCGTTCGCGGCGTCGGTCGCCTTGAACCACTCGACGGCCCGGTTGACGTTCGTGCGGTTCACGAGCGCCGGCGCCGGGTCGTCGAGTGGGTCGTCGTCGATGCGGTCCAGCCAGTGGTCGATCTCCTGCGACGCG